CTGCTCCTCTTCCTCCTGCTCTTCCTCTTCGTGTTCCTCTTCCTGCTGCTGTTCCTCCTCGCTTCCAGCCTTCTTCTCAGCCATTCCTACTCCTCCTCTCCGATCTTGCCCTCACCCTCTTCTAGGAACGGATACTGTCTTGCGAACTCCGCTGCTTCTTCTAGAGGGATCTCTTCGATCGTATCCGGCTCTACGTCCAACGCACCGATAGAATACACCGTCGCTCCCCATCCGTTGGTGAAGACGAGGAGGATGCCCTTGATGATCCTCGGCACGTTCGTGTATGCCGGAGGATCGATGTCGGGATCTGTCGGAGCGTAGTCCGAGTCCTTCAGATCGTAGTGCAGTGGAACCGCTTTGACCGGAGTTCCGGCCGGTGGAATTGGCATCTATCCTCCTAGAGCTCTCAACGTCGCACGAAGAGCCGGAAGAACAGGCTTGTCGTTTCTTGAGTCGTTGCAGCGACCGCAAGCTGGGAGAAGATTGTCCTGAGTGTACCGACCGCCCTGTGCTCCAACGACGATCTTGTCTCGGGTCACATTGTCAGGCGTCAAGACGCGCCCGCACATCCAACACCGACAATGCTCCCCGTCACCGAACTCATTCACGAGTTGCTGACGTGATCGTTTTCGGTCGTAGGCATTCCCTCTGTACTCACCTCCAGTCCGTTTGGCTCTCGCCGCTTGCTCCTTGTACTTCCTCAATTCCGATGGCGTCGGATTCCAACTGTCGATCTTCTGCCGCGACTTCTTGATGCTCGCCTTGACCGTCGCGATGTGCTCCTTCTTCGATCGTGCTGAAGCACAGCATCCTTGAGGATAGAGCGAAGTGAACTTGTACCTCGCCATCACTCACCCAGACAGTCGTATTCGCCGCGCGTCAGGTTGTTCATGAACTCTTGCCGATCGGGAGTGACTGCGGTCGTGTAGCAGAGGCAGTTCGGATGCGGCTGATCCGGCACTTCAAACTTGGAGAACTCCTGATCTGCGAACTCGTCACAGTCATCCTCCGTCGGGTGCGAGCCGCTGAGGTTCCATAGAACGGCCTCAACCCATGGAGAATTCTTGTACGACTCCTTGTTGACGGAATGGAACGACCTGTTCAACTCGGTTCGCCCCAGTCGCATCGCAGCGTATCGCGCTCCTCCTGGAGTAGACGGATAGATGTATTGCTGAACATCATCAGCGAGCTCTTTCGCGCTCTTGCCCAACAGAATCGCGTTGTTGATCGCTTGATCCACCTTGCCCGAGGACAGGGCGGCATTCTGATAGACCATCTGACTGAGCGGGACTGAGTCCATGTACCGAAGACGAACAGCCTCAAACGTACGACGAGCAGACAACATGAAACTGTCCATCATCGCAGACGCGGCCTGAGGAGCTGATCGTAACAGGACGGCGAGGAGTTGCTGATTCGCCATCGCTGCCTGAGCAGATGTTTCCTGAATCCCTCGTGCAACCGACGGACCGATCTCCTTGCCCCACATGTCGTTCATGATTTGATAGAGCTCGTTCTGGCGCGACTGGTACATCGCTGCACGAGTGGTACTTCCGACGCCAGGTCCTGGGATCTCGCTCACGACCTTGTCAACGGACCTCGCTCCCTTGAGAACGATCTGCTGAAGATCCTTGTCGGTCTTCTGAATCGTTCGCAGAGAAGCTCGGCGTGCCTCATCCGCGACCTTGACCTTCGCCGGCATCTATCCCTCAATCGGCGCCGTTGACGAAGCTGAGCTCAGCTCAGACTGAAGCCGGAAGCCGGTGACGTCAGCCTGGATCTGAGCCACCGCCGTCTGCTCCTGAACGATCTCTTGCTCCAGCGCACCATCTTCGGTGAATGTCCAACCGATCGTGCTGAGGATGCGTCGTGCTTCCTTCGTGCTAATGGTCGGAGGCGTCGTTCCCAGCATCTGCATGATCTGCTGGAAGATCTGAGCCTTGTTTGGAGGCATCCGGTCTCCGTACTGAGGAACCCATCGGATGTCCTCCAGCCCAATCCCTTCGTACGCCTCAAACCAGGATCGCATGTCGAAGAGCATCTGGGTCATCACATCGCTGACCGTGATCTCCTTCTCCGCCATGCGAGCCAGGATCGGAGCCATCTTGATGGTGAGCGCGATGCCTGACTCTGCGACAGCGACATCGGTGGTGCCTCGGGTAATGTCGTTCATGCCTGTCGCATCATCCAGAGCGGAGCCGAGGTAGCGAAGGTGATCCTGGTACGGACCGACGGTCATGACACCAGTCACTCGGCTGAAGTTCGTGCCCGGAGGAAGCTCCATGATCCGAGCCGGAGCCACGACCCACGGCTTCTCTTCGCCGGTCGCTTCGTCGATCGGTGCGCCAGCATCCGTCACATAGACGCCGAGGCCCTCAAGAACGAGCGTCAGCTCCTCATCCGTGATGGACTGATTCATCGCCGACAGAACGACCTCCAGCCCACGCATTTCGCTACTTCCCCATCCTCCAAGCTCTTCCGGATCGTAGAAGTTCGCAAGGTGATAGACGGGAAGAGCGGTGATGCGAAGGTCCAACAGGTCCTCGAACTCGGTGCTGAGGATCGTTTCCGGCATGTCCGTGTTCGGCTGTCCCCACTCATCCAACGGATGCGTCGTCTCAATGACGGCGATCGGGGACGGACCGCCTGCTCCCGACGTCTTGACGTAGCTGATCTTGCTGATGATGGGCTTGCCCTGAGCATCCCCGATGATCTCGATGAGGTGCGTGGCAATCACTTCGCCGTCATCGTTCTCTTCCGGAAAGTACGCGGCCGGATCCACAGTGAAGATGGACACACGAGAGCCTGCTTCCCGTTCTGGATCCGCGATGATGTGCCAGACGGAGTCGCCTTTGACCAGACCGCGTCGCTTGTTCGCACTGAACTTACCGAAGAAGCGCTCACGTCGTGCGAACTCGGTGAAGAACTGCTGTGCCTGAGCTCGTTGCAGATCCGTTCCGAAGAGCGGGTCACATGCGATAGTCAGGCTCGGTGCAAGGAACCGATGTGCAGTCTCAACGATCTCTCGTCCACTCGGCAAGTAGATGGGATCGCCTTCCTGACCGCGCATCGTCAGCTTGAACGTTCCCGGATCCGTCCAGTACACCGACTCGTAGAAGTCGTATGCTGCGACCCGGAGCGCGTCCTCTCCAGTCACGTGAGCATTCAGCGACTGTGTCGGGGCAGAGGACGAGACCCCGGGAAGGAACTTCCGAACTGATGCCCACCTATCGTCGGCCACTCGCAATCACCGCCTTCCGTTCCCTCGCTCGGTTGTCTCCCCGCTCCAGAGTGCCGAAGTATCCCTTGAAGAAGCGACCGAGAGCTTCTGGACCATGATCATCCTTCTTCAAAGGGTTCTCTGGCAACGACTTCATGTACTCCAACTTCGTGTCAGGGTATCGGTAGTCCTGCATCTCGCGGATGAGGCCTCCATCACCCATCGGCAGACCGACGCATGAGCGATCGATGAAGAGCTTCGGCTGGCGAACATCGTCGGGATGCCCCTCTGACGCCGGATCAAACCTCAGCCACTTCCTGATCAACTTCAGCCGGTCATTGAGCTTGCCTCCAGTGCTTCCCGCCGATCTCACACGAAGAGCTCGGCTGAGAGCGTTCGTAGATCCTGGATCCTCGGGGTCCGGATAGATGCGAACAGCGTTTCGAGCGAGCGGCCAACGTTGAAGTTCAGGAATGATTTCGCCAATGTCTTTCTCGTACGTCCGATACTCACCGAGAACGTAGACGTTGTCGAACACGTCCACTTGAATTGCGAGCCACACGAATGGGTTCTTGAATCCGTAGTCGACGGCACCGAAGAGAGGCAGAGAGGGATTGTACGCCAGCGGTTTGACGTGAATCTCTTCATCGAAGTTCTTGAACACTCTGCCGACGAACTCGGTGAACATCGCTTCGACCTGCTGATTGAACATCTCTGGGCTCATGTCCTGCTTCATGGCAATGATTTCGGGGTCATCGACTCCGCCAGGGAAAACGGTCGTATTCACGTACGACGGGAATCTCCAACTCTGCCATGAGCGATTGGCGACGAGACGCTCGTTCTGTCCCTTCCGCCAGTGATTGTAGAGCCAATTCTTTCCCTCAGGAGTTCCCGTCGCGAGCGACCAGCCTCTCTTGTCGGCAAGTGCAGGACGAACGTACTTGTCCCACATATAGAACTTGAGCTTCGCCGCTTCAACGAGAACGATGCCCGACAGTCCTTCACCGTCCCAGCTATCCTCATCCTTCGCGGACTTCGTCTCCACCACGAACAGACCGTTCCACAGCGAGATCCGCATGGATCCAGCCCACGGAGAGTTGTATGAGCCAGGTCGGTCAAGGGGGAACTTCATCCGCTTCATGTCGTTCCACAGAACGCGGAACTCCTTCTGACAGTCGTCGTAGTCGGGTCCACCGATCCAGAAGACCCGCTGCTCCCCTTTCTCTTCCAGTTCCTTTCGCATCGTGTACGTCAGAATGGCCTCGGGCGTCAGTTCATGACCGCCAGCGGTTGACTTTCCGCCGCGTCGTCCCCAGACGGACACACGATGCCGAGCGCGACTCTGGTGCAGATCCGACTGTCCCGCATGAGGTTCGTAGCCGAGACCCTTCCAGACCGGCTCCTTCGCGATGACGAGAGGCAACTACTTCCCTTTCTTCGCGACGAGCTTCTCCTTGAACTTCTTCGCTCCAGGAGTTGCTCTCCCTTTCGCGAGTGCCGCTTTCTGCTTACGCGACAGTCCCTTCGCCATGACACCTCCCCTCCTGAGATGTCAGGGAGCAGAGGCTGGACCGGGAAGTCCCTCGTGAACCCCTGCTCCCCAACTCTTCCGATGCGCTTCGGACGTCAGCTCACTTGAGCTTGCGACCCGCGACCGATGGCTTCGCGGGAGCACGACGAGTTCCGGCCACACGAGGCTTCGTCGCTGCCCGACGCGATCCAGCGACACGCGGCTTTCGTGTCACGCTACCACCTCCTCTCCGTCGTCGCACCGTTCCCGGTACGCTCACTCCTCCGGCCTTCGTCGGAGGCTGTCCGTATCGACGACCGGATCCCGTCTTCGTGGGGATGACGCGGGATCGGTTCGCGATTGCGGGATACCGCTTCTTCACCTTGGCGAAGACCTTCTTCTTCTCGCCCGTTGATCCGAACTGCTGGACGCGAGCGATGGCGTTCTTCGCACGTCCGGGAGTGTTGACTGGGTACGCTCTGCGGGACGGAACGGCGAAAGAGCTGTCCGGCAGCTTCGAACGAGGGGTCGTTGCCATCACTCGTCACCTTCTTCTTCCTCATCGTCAACGACTTCGCCGTCAACGACATCGTCCTCTTCCGTAACCGAAACGATGGAGGAGGCCACGAGCTTCTGCCACGGAGCTTCTCCGTTCAACGTCACGTCAATCTTGTGTGGCTCGTAGACTCCAACGATGTTGTAGACCATGTCAATCGCCTTCATCTGCGATGACGTCGGCCTCCTCGGGTTGATTCGCTTGATGACTTCAATGTGCTTCTCCACGATCGTGTCCACTTCTTCAGCGAACCGGACCCGTGTCTTGCTCAGCACTCGCTTCATCAATTCCTGATAGACGTTCAGGGGAATGAAGTTCGGTGGACGCCGCACATTGCCAGGAGCTCCACGAATCAGCTCTTCCAGCGTCCACGTGGATGGATCTGTCTTCCCCTCAATCAGATCCACCGTTGTCTTCGGGATGTGAACCATCGCTCCGCCGCCAGATCGCTTCTTCATCCGAGGAGGAGGACGCTTTCTCGTCGGCTCCTTCAGGGATCTGATCTGACGGTTCCTCGGAGTAGTGGGCATGATCCCTCAGTATACCTAGTCGCTACACCATGCCTCGGTGAACGCTGCCAGCGACTCGGGCGTGGACGCGATGTTGAAGATCCGTCCGTCTCCCTTGTTCGGAGGGGACTGGAAGTACATGAGCGACCCGAAATCGTGCTCCGCCGCAAGAGCTTTGAGGCGACGGATCCAGTCCGGCTTGTTCTTCTCGGCGTTCGGACCCTCCGCACATCCCGTTTCACAGACGTACGGAGTCACTCCCCACCGATCCGCGGTCTGGACGAGCTTCTGGAAGAGATTCTCGGGCCATCTCCAGTCCTGAGACCCTGAGTGCCAGGTGGATCCGAACCAGTTGTATCCGTCGGACCCGATCCCCTCGAAGTACTCCTTCTTCAGATCGTCCACTCCGTTGTTGATGCCTGACTGCGTGAAGATTGGGAGGCGCATCACCGGAACGCTTTCGTCCGCAAGGATCTGGTCCCACCGATCCCATGCGTCCTGGAACGTCTGGCGTCCTTGCTGACCGACTGGATTGTCCTTGGAGATCACCGGCTCGTGATGCCACGAGAACAGGACGTCCAGGTCCCGACTCGTGATCTTGCAGAGATCGTAGAGCTCCTGAGCCGTCTTGTGCAGCGTCGCGTCCCGTTCGCCTTGCGCGACAGCACGTTCGTTGTTCACGTTCTGCTGCTCGTTGTCGCCGCCAGGGTGGACGCTGAGGACGATCCTCTTTCCTTCACGGAGATAGCTCTCAGCGGTCCTTCCCTCCCGCTCTGCAGACAACGGCTGACCGAGGGCGAAGTACATCCTGACGACGTCAAAGATGCACTCCGTCTGTTGCTCGGCCCACACGATCCCGTTGTCTGGAGGCGTTCCCCACGCCTCATCCCAGAATCCGCCCATCAGCATCTCACCCATGCGACTCCCCTCTCGGCCTCGAAATCCGAATGCTTGTGTTCTTGATGTCTTACGATGTTGGAGGTGCTGTCCTCTTCGTCATCGCCGGCACGGTGACACCGACGAGAACGAACGCCGCGACTCCTCCGAGAGCCCACGCCGTCCAGTCGCCGACGATCAACGCGGCGATGACGAAGCACGCCGCTGAGATCACGCGCAACAGATCACCGACGCTCCCCGTCATGTCCCACCCTCTTCCGTCTGTGTGGATCCCAAGAAGGCTGCACCGAAGTCCCATCCGATCGCAGCCCACTTGTCCGAAGGCTTCTTCAGTGACGTGTCCGCACCGGACTCGAACGCGATCCGGTTCCTGAAGCCGCGCACGAAGTCGCCGT